TCTATCTCGTCACTATCCATATAATCGCCAATAATGCCACCTATCTGCCCAAAGTCAAAACCAGCCATACCATCACCTTCCTTCCGTTATCCTATACGGCAATCGAAAACTAAGTATCTGCGCTTCTCGCTGCTTCAAGCGATTTTCAGCCCACAGTTGCGCTTGCGATGTATCGAAACTCACGCTACTTCCGGCCTCGCTGATTGAGGTTGCCTTCCCCGTCGTGCCGCTTGTATTGGACAACTCTTTATACATGTCCATGACCATCATAGCGGCCTCACCTTCGAGCGCTGCGGGCAGTTCTTGGCGATTGGTGGTGTTTAGTATGTTTTGCGTTACGATGCCGATATACAGCGTCAGAATCGCGTCCCTTGAAGCGTCCGTTATCCCCAGCAAGGTCTTGACTATATCAAGTAGGTTCACGAGTCACCACCTCCACATCGTTATTACATGTCGGACATTTCGCAATCAAAGCTACGGAACCGCCGATGATAGATAATTGCCGGCATTCCCTGGCTTCGCGTTTGAATATACAGCCGCAGTCGCAACATTCGAAGCGGTATGCGGGAAATACTCTTACCCTGTCACCCTCTTTGATTATTCCATCCGTCGCCGCCGCTGTTGTCAATTTTCTGCCGCATATAGGACAGTAATTGATTTCAAAATATCCGTTTGCCATGTTATCCTTAAGCAGAGCAATGCCTGGTGTATCATTTTTTGACTGATGAATTACTGCGACTTGTGGATAGTTACCGTCCGCTGCGCCTTTATTAATTTCAATACCCACGCCAATGCCAATTGATTTTGAACAATATTTACAATTCATCCGTTACCGCCTCGCTTTCCGGCGCAAATATGCTTTCCTTCTTTACCTTTTTCGTAACCGTTTTTTCAGGCTCGGCCTTCTTTTCCGTCCGTTCCTGCCGTTTTTGAATTATCTGTTTCCGACTCAACTCACTTAGCATAATCAACACCTGCCTTTTTGAGCAGATTTTCTACCTGCCGACGGGATTTGCCGGCAATGTCGATACCGTTCGCGGCAGCAAGGGCAGCAAGCTGCTCTTCATAATCGCTACTTTCTTCGACGTTTTCTTCTGGAGTTACCAAGGCGGGGCTTTTTTCATGCCCCGCTCTATATCCGATCCACGATCCATCTTTTGCCCGCTCGAATTTTAAACCCATACATACACCTCCCGTCAGCGCAATTAGAATGTTACCGTTGCGGACGCAAGCGCCTCGGGAATTAAGGTTTTAGCGCCATATACACTCAAACCCTTAAGTCCGTCTGCAAAACGTTTTTCCATGCGGTATGCTTCTGTTTTTACAATTTGCCCCGCAAAAGTAGAAGCAAGCTGATGTCCTGCGATAACCGTATTTCCGCCCGGCGTTGTGTTTACCTCAAAAATATCAAATCCTGCCGCTCTTCCGACAAAACCGGACTGCAACGTGCTTTCTGCATTTGTGCCGCCAGTGCCGACAAATCTATCGTCTTTCAGCAATAACGCAATAGCATCAGGCGGAACGGCGACTTTACGGCCGATGGATGGAACATTGTTAATTACCATGATTTTTCTCAACTGCACAAGTAATTCGTACATCTCCGCAGGAGTTGAAATGGTAACTGTTACCTTGTTCGCGGTAGGCACGGCGGCACCAAGCAAATTAAACAAAAATGTATCTTCGACTTCTGCCAACGAGTAAGCCGATCTCTGCATTGCGCTGTCCATCAACTCAGACCTGGCCTGCACCCTGTCGATGTCGTCAATCTGGAAATTAAATGCTTGCGCCTGGTCAATTACGAGATCCTGTGCAGAAGTGGCAAGCGTTTCGGGCGGCGTCATGTCCTGATTCCGGTTGTACTGAAAAATGCTGACATTTCCAATCTGGTTAATACGGACGGTATCGCCCTGATCAGTAATGTTGCCCTCGTAATCCTGATTGAAAAAGTTTCTTGCTATAAGTGCATTGTCTAAATGCTGCAATAATCTGGCTTCCCAAATTACGGGAATAAAAGTTTGAATTGACATATCTTATTTATCCTTTCTGGTTTAAAGTTTTTTTCACATTATCCCAATTCGCATTAATTTGCGCTGGGGTCATGCTTTTGATTTGCTCTGCCGTGAATGTGGCAGAACCGCTTCTGTTTCCGTCTGGCTGGAAAATTGATACACCGACAGGGAGTTGTGGTGCTGGAGCTGGAGCCGGATTATTCTGCGCGGGAATTGGAAAATCCGCTAAAGCCGCATCAAGCGCCTTTTCAAAGTCGCCGTCTTTGTCCAGATAGCTTTCGGCCAGCTTCAAATATTTTGGGGCCTTGTCGGCAGGGATGCCCTTACTAATCGCCGCTATCTGGCGCTGCAAGTCCTGTACCTGTCCGGTAAGCGTCTGGTTTGTTCCGGTTAATTCCTGCATGGCTTGCTCCGGGGTCTGCTGCTTGGACTTCCATTCAGCTGTCATTTTATTGATTGAATCAGCATCCATTCCGTTTTGCTGGAGCATAGATTTAAAAACAGCCTCCATCTTCTTCTCTGCGGCCTCTGTGGCTTTTGCGGCTGCCTGTGATGTAAGTTGTTCGATGTCCACCGTTGCCGCGGTGGCGGGCGTTGTGGCTGCCTGTGTAGGCATAGTGACCGGCGCTGGAGCCGTTGGTGTTGCTGGTGTTGCTGGTACTGCTGGCGTTGCTGATGCCTGTGCCTGTTCGCTCATAATAAATCCTTTCATCCGCTTCAAAAGCGTTACCGTTTATAGGCCGTCGCCCGTATTTTTGCAATAAAAAATGCCACCCACTTCCGATAGGAAATGAATGGCTCTGATGGCTCTGGTTATTCAGTTTTAATAAATTCTTTCCCTTACCTCGCTCCCAAACCCAGGAGGCAATAAAAATGTCACGGTGCCGCGGTAAAGTTTTCCGCCACACACCTCATCGTCTTCCACGTCAAACGCAATTAAATCGTCATCAAATATCTTGTCGGCCATTCTTCTGCACATGTCGTGCTTGATACGCTCAATCGGGACGTTATCTCTAAGATCAACAGTAACGGCAACGCTATACCGCTCTCCCCTCGCTTGAATGCTAACTATGGGTTGGCTAAACCATTGCAAAACTTTTTCATGTGCATTTGATACGGCTTCACATTTGATACGGTGCTCTAAATATTCCTTTTCGGAATATCCGCCCAATTTATGTATTAACCAATTAATAATTTTTTTCATCCTATCGACTCTCCTTTTGGCTCTTATTCCTCTTCTCTTTCACACTGGCAATAGTGACATGCCTCTTCCATTTTTAAATTAATAATTCTTAAAAATTCTTCGTTGCTCAGATGTGCTATTTCTAACAATGACACAAAAATACTGACACCGCCAGGTACACAACGATACTTCATTTTGAGTGTCGGGTGCGTTGATTCTGTGATCATTTGACAGAGTGGACATCTATCCCAATATGTTTTCGCTGATTTCGGCACGTGCTCCGGAATCTCTAAAGGCCAATTGTTAATGCGGGTATTATTTTCTATTTTAATTTCTTTTTCACCCCGGCAAGATTTGCACCAGCAGAAAACACCTTCACTCTCGGCATCGTCGTCGTATGTCGCTATTCGCTTTCCGCAGTCGGGGCATAGATAATCATGCTTCATCTGTCACCACCTTTGAAGCAACCCTCAATAGCCTTGGCAAGCGCTTCTATAATTTCATTAATTTCATTTGTGCCGGCATACTCCAATCTAGGGCTGTGATAGGTATAATGCTTATGTGTCGTTGCAATATCTTTGAGCATTTCAAGATCATCGTCGGATATTTCTAAGACATTATTGCTGCACCGATCGCCCATGATGTCTTTTATATGTTTTTCGAGCCTTATGTCTGTGACATATCTTTCACAATTACAATTGTTATAACCATCTTTCATTATTTCGTGTTTATTCTTCATCTCAAGGACGCATCCTTCTGGTGCATTATTTAATGGCGTTCTCCATCCACACCGGAAACAGTTTGATATGCCTTTGATTCTCTGAATTTGTTTTTTGCTGTTCATTTTTCACCGCCTTTATAAAACGCCCATCTGGGCGCGAGGTTATCACATCCTTATTTCGGAAGCTAACTTTCCGCATTCCGGACAATCAGAAAAGTATTCAAGAAAGTTATAATGTGTGTCTGATGTGTATTCATCCATGCCGCACTCAAATACGCAATCGCACGATACGCATTTGAATCATTTTGTTGCATGTTGTATTGTGGGCTTTTTTCGTCCGTGCTTAATAATCTTTTTCATAATTACCTCCCATGAATTACGCATAGCGCCGCCCGCGAGATTAGTTCGCCCCCTTGCTCCGCAAATAAGCCTTGAAATCCCTGTTGAAGCGAAGCGGCATCTGCTTTTGTATCTCGTCAATTCCAACCGTCATCATTAATCTGCCCTCATTCCATCGTCCATCCCGGAACCGGTGGCCAAATTCAACGAATGAAGCGTAATCCATCAGATCAAATATAGTAATCTGAAGCGAATCTCCGTCTACGACAACACTTTCTATCGTGGCAGCCTGCTCGAATGCGGATGGGGCTTGTTCCTTTGTTCTTCCAGTCTGCAACGCCTGATTGCCGACGCCCCATGAATTCCGCAGTGCGCCAGTATCTTCGGGTGTATTTCCCTTAATATCTGCCACTGCCCTTAATGCCATTTCAAGGAGAAACTTGCGTAGGAAATCATCAAAATCGGAATATGCATCATTGAAATTTTGAAAGAACTTTTCTAACTCTCTAAAGTCCGCTTCTCTTGCCATCAATTATCCCTTTTCCTTTCTTTTTTCAAGTTCTTCCTTCCACCAACTGCCGGTCAGTTGCCTTCTGTTGTCCTTGATGATTTCCCACTTCTTTGAATCCAGATATTTCATTTTTTGGAATTCAGCAATGGTTGTCGGCATTCCCTCAAATAGGCCAGACACGAGATCGCTACCATGCTCCTTTTTGGCAGCTGTAATAAATCGTTTATAGCTTGCCAGCTGCTCCTTATCGCTCTCGTAATACTTTTCGCGTTTTTGTGTAGATAGGAAAGCTTTGCCCTGTTCCTCTGTCAAACTTGCACGCCACTCTTTGTAAGACATATCGGCGGGGACGTAATAATTTTTGCCGGTGATGGGGTCGCGAGCAATCCGGGTTGCCACGTCGTCAAACATGGCGTCTATTTCGTCCGGCGGGAAATATGCAGTTGTCGTACTCCGACACGGGTGTGGCGGTGATGAAATCGGCGGGTAATTTATTCCCTCCATCTTTTCGGAGAGCTTGAATATTTTCAAATCTAATTCCTGACATGAATCCGTGGTGCGATGGTCAAGCGTAGCCAAAAATTGATACCGCTCAACAACGCCACTCTCAACATAAGTATCCCATGTGGCACTATTTGTTATGTGATTAAATTCCGTTCTGGCCAAGCTGATGCTGCGCCACATCATGCCACCATGGCCCTTCGTCGCGCCTTGGCCAAACATCCGGTCATGTATGGTTTTTCCGATAATGTTAGGATTTTGTCCAAGTGCTATGCCTTGCGGAATCGTTTGTTGAAGTATCAATGTGAGCCTATCCTTATTGGCCCAAATGCGATCTGAATAATTTTCGCCTTGCCATTTTTCGGATACAGCCTTTTCGATAACTCTTGTATTTAATGCGGCGAATGGCGAACCAAACCCTAATCCCTGTTGAAGATTAAATGTCGCCCTGTAATAGCTTTCCTCGTACGCCTCGCCCATACCGTCCTTAAACGCATTTTGTTCCTGTGCATACAGTTTTTCTACTTCCCACTGTATATCGTCCTGTAGTGCTTCCAGGCGGCTCACAGCCGATTTTAAAGATAGTCTCCGGTGCAACTTCTGCCGGTAGGCCGGATCAAACGCATACCCCGTCTCCTTGATCGCATCGTAATATTCCTGCGTCTGTTCGAGATAGGATTTCAATTCTGATTTATTCAGGGCTTTCCGGGCATCTTCGAGGGATACGCCGACATCACGAGAATAACGGCCATAGAACACTTCCAATTCGCGCTGTATAGCCTTTTGAGTTTCCCTATACAGCCTTGCGAGATCAGCCGTCATTTCCTCGGCGGTCTTTTCCGAAGCCAGTATGACCCTCTCTGCTCTCTGCGTCCAATAGCGCTCTTGTGCTTCTTTTGATTTGCTAAGTATGGAAATGAAGCATCACCGCCTTTCAAACTTACGCCGCATTAAAGCTTGCGCAAATTACGCCTTTTTCTATATTCTCCGCAGCTTCTCCGATATACTTGCATCGGACTGCATCCGGCATATTGCACCATGTAAAAACAGAATGCATATTTCTGTTCTCGCCT